GAAGTCTGAAAGCGCCGCCGTGTCGGCCGCCAGCTTCGCCGAGCTCTTCGCGGTCGCGTCTGAAAGAGCCAGCAAATCAGCCGGTTTTATGCCGATCGACTTCGCCTGCGAATCGGCGAGCGAGACGGTGTCGGCGACGGCCTTGCCGAGCGTCAGCCGGATCGAATCGGCGAGCCCGACGGTGTCGGCGACGGCCGGCCGAGCTGCGATCGCGATCGCGTCGGCGAGCCCGACGGTGTCGTCGACCGGCGACGTGTAATCGACCGGGATCGCCGCCGGCTCGACGCCGACGTCGACCTCTCGGGCGCCGAAAAATCCGCGCGGCACGCTAAGCCATCCCCGGGTTTCGCTCGGCGCCCGGGCCGATCAAGCTCGGCGACTCGAGCGGCGAGCGCCGGTGCTCCTCCGCCGTCGCCAGCTCGCCCCAAAACGCGTTTGCAAGCGTCCGGTGATCAGTCGCCGAGAGCGCGGCGCCCTTGAAGATCGCGAGCCCGGTTGTGTTCGCGCCGGTCGAATCGACGCTCGACCCCCACACCGACCCCGCGACCGGCGTCGTTGAGACGGCGACCGGCCCCGCCGGAATCAAGACGCCGTCGACGTAGGCTCGGATCGCCGAGCCGTCATAGCTCATCCCGAGAACATGCCCGAGATTGCCGCCGAGCGCCGGCAGCAGCCCGAGCCCGTAGGTGTTCGCGCTGTAGACGGTCGTGCCGTCGCCAATATTCGCGAGCAGATAGGTCGGTGCGCCGGGCAGCCCGTCGTTCGCCGTGCCCAAGATCACGCCGTGATTTGACGTCGGCCCGCGCGACTGAAAGAGCGACGGATACGCGACCGTCGCGTCATTGCACCGCAGCCCGCCGACGATCGAAAACGGCGTCACGCCGCTCACGGGCTCGATCGCGGCGCCGGCGTTCGTGAAGTAATGAGCGCCGTCGGGTGAGCCGCCGAAAGAGCAGAGCCCCGACCCGCCGCCTATGTCGCGAGTCTGAGAGACGACGTTCGCCCCGCGAACGGCGGCCTCGGCCGCCGCGATTACGTCGAGCGCGTCGCCCGACGCCTCATTGAAGAGAAATAGGTGATCGACCCCTAGCTCGACGCAGAGATCGCGATACGCGCCCACACTAGGTAACGGCCTCGAGAAAGCCGGCGTGTGCCGTCATCGACGCCGTGCCGACCGATGACGTGTAGGTCGGCGAGACGGCCCGAGCGACCGTCGTGTCGATCGCGACCGTCGCCGGCGCCGACGTCGGAATCATTCGCATATTCAAGTTGCCGACGACCGTCGCCGCCGACGCGTCATCGTAGTCAGACCATTCGACCCGGCCCCACCCGAGCGCCGTGCCCGCCGTGCCCGAGCTGCGACAGAGCATCCAAAACTCGACCATGAACGTTAGGTTCGTCGCGGCCGCCGTCGGGTCGGGCGCGAACGCGCCCGAGCTTGCGACCGTGACGGCGCCGACGCCCGTCGCTGAATAGCTGAGCTTGAGCGTGATCGTGCCCGGCGTCGTGATCGCGGTCGACTGGCGCCCGAGAACCGTCCACTTGACGAGCCGGCCCGGGTAGAAATAGCCGGCCGGCAGGGTGAAGATCGGCAGCATGATCGTTTCGGTGCCGCTTGCCGTGACCGCCGTGCCGTCGGCGAGCACGTTGTAAAGCGTTTCCTCCCACGTCTGCATTGAGCCGCGCGGCTCGCCCGAGCCGGCCAGCTCGCCGGCGCGCTCGAGATTGCGCCGAATGTGATCCGGCAGCAGCGACGGGTCAAGCTCGGGAACCTCGCCGCGAGCTGCCGCGACGTCGAGCCCTGAGCCCGCCCACAAAACGCCCGGTTTGTTGAACCGATCGTCGTCGTGCTCGACCCGGCCTTTCGACGAGAGCCGCGTCGCTTGCGTCGCGAACCGCTCGAGCGTCGCGCTATCCATCGCGCCCTAGCCGACCGTGTAGGTCCATGTGATTTGAAGCGTGTCGAGCGCGCCCTTGTTCACGACCGAAAAGACGGCGCGTGAATAGAGATTGCCGCTCGAGCCCGCGTCAAGAATTCCGGCCTCCGTGATCGCGCCGGTGCCGTCGCCGGCCGCCCAATCGCCGACCATCGTGACGACGTTCGTCGAGCGAATCTTCGACGTCAGCGCGTTTCGATCCAGCTCGGTTTGCAGCGCCGTATCGCCGGCCGCCGCCGCCGTGGCGCCGGTGCCGATCGCCATGTGCGAGGGCTTCGAGATCGTCGGCGAGCCGACGAGCTGATCGGCGATGCCGTTCTTTCCGACGGTGACGATCAGATTGTGAATTTCCTCGTGCTGTTTGACCTCGCCGTCGGGACCGCGCAGCACGACGTCGACGTTCGAGACGACCTCGAATTCGTCGACGACGCCGCCCGCCGGCTCTTCCGTGTGCTCGTCGGTCGTCTGCTCGTCGATCATCGCGTCTCGCTTTCGGTCAGCGAACGGCCGGCGCTCGAGAAAGGAATCGGGCGCCGGCGGTTCACAAGCTCACTCGTCGTCGTCGCTCTTGTTCTTCGCCGTCGAGCGCGACTTGTTCGAGCTGCGCCGGCGACGCTTGACCTCGGCCGGCGCGGCGGCCTGCGCGCGCACGTCGTCATGCTCGGGCGCCTCGGCCGGCTCTTCGCCGGCAGCGCGCCGGTCGCTCGTCGAGCGCGTCTTTTCGACCTCAGTCGTGACGTCGCTCTTGTTGACGTGATCGGCGAAAGCCGGATCGATCGGCTGCCCCTCGATCGCAACCTTGCGCTTGATCTTGACGCCGAGCCCCTCGTCGACGGCGGCGACGACGTCCTTTTTCGCGATCTGCACTTCGCCCATGTTCAGCCCTTTCGGTCGATCTCGTCAGCTCTTCCCGGCTACGCCGTGAAGTTGCATTCGCCGAACGCCTGCGGGCGCGGCACGACGAGAACACCGCGAGCCTCGGCCAGCAGCGCGAGCAGGTTCCGCACGAACCAGTCCTTATGCGAGTCCGTGACCAGCACCCGAGCCGCTTCGCGCACGAGAAAGAGAGCGCGGGCCCACTCGCCGGCCACGGCCTTGTCCTCGGGAAACGCGACGCTCGAGAGCGCGCGAACGCCCCAAACGGTCATGACACCCGCCTGCGACGGCGGCCCCCAGATATAGTTGTCATTTCCGTCTTTCGCGAGACGAATGTTCTCCCAATCGAGCGGGTTGAACCCGACGGCGCTCGGCTCGTATCCGCCGAGCCTGATCAGCGTCAGCAGCCGGTGCACGGCATCGATCTCCGTGTCGCCGACGTTGTCGGCCTGATCGTGCGAGACGATCCCGACCGTGTTCAGGATGCCCCGAATCTGCGGCGCCGTTCCCGACCCGCTGATGATGTCCTGCTCGGCCTTTCGCTCGACGCCGGTCAGCAGCTCGCTCTCGACGAGCGTGCGCAGGAACGGCGCATCGGCGAGCTGATTGCGCGTCGCCGGAATCCAATGGGCGATTGTGCGCACGGCCTCGAGCGCCTCCTGAAACGTCAGCCCCGACTCGGGCTTGACGCCGGCCTCGGCCGCGTCGACGGTCGTGCTCGCATCGGCCGAGCCGACGTCGGCGTGCGTCGACGCCTCCGTCACGCCGGTCGCTGCGATCGTGCGCGCCAGAATGCGCACGAACTCGACCGCGTTCGACGACGTCTGCCCGACCGTGACGAGATCGAGAACGCCGAGCGCGAGCTGCGGCAGCTCATAGATACCCGGGAACCGCTCGGGCACGTTGAGCGCGCCGCCGGCGGCGTCCGACGTTCCGGTGAGCAGCGACTTGAACCCGGCGCCGGCACCGAACGCACCCGTGCCGTCGGCCTTGACCGCGCCCGGCGCGAGAATCTCGTGCCGGCCGATCGTCTGCTGCGAGCCATCGGCCAGAGCACCCGACTCGCGCAGAGCCTTGTATGCCTCCGACTCGATCACGCGCTGCCCGAACGCCTTGACGAGATCACGGTGCTCGGCGCGATCGTGCTCGTTTTCGACGCGCACGTCGACAGAGTTCGCCCCGCCGTCGGCGGCCATGAGAGCGAGCCGCTCGAACTGCCCCTCGAGCGTGCGAAGCTGATCGGCCGCCTCAGAGTAGGGACGCATCGCGTCGTCGGCGGCCTTGACCGCCTCGCTCTCCGGGTCGGTCAGATCGTGATCGCCCTCGGCCAGCTCGCGACGCTTCGCGTCGAAGTCGGTCCATTTCTCGGAAACCTCGGCACGCTTCGCTTCGATTGCGGCGCCGAGCTGCTTGAGCTTGTCCTCGAGCATTGTGCTAGCTGCTCCCTTCGCCCGGCGCGCCGAGCTGATGTGTCGGTTGAACGGTCATCGTGAGCAGATCGCGAGCCTTGCGATACGCGGTTTCCTGATCATCGGTCAAAGATTCTGCACCCTCGCTCGGACGCTGCGGGCGAACCCGGTCGATTCCCTTGACGCCGACGAGCCTCGTCTGATCGTTGACGCCCTTGAGACACGGCCCGACCTCGATCAGATCGAGACGCTTGAGCGAGAAAATCTCTTCGCCGTCCTCCGTCACCCATTCGGCATCGAGAATGTCATAAGCGAATGAGAACTCGCGCAGCACCGGCCGGCCGTCGCCGCCCACATTCTTGAGCCCGGCGTAGACCTCGCGGGCGCGTTCGTTCTCGTCGAGAAAAAGCCGGCTCTTGATCAGCAGCCCCTCGGTGATCTCAGACGCCTCGAGCGTCGCGCCGATCGGCGGTTCGTTCCAGACGTGCGACCACACACACGGCGGGAATCCCTTAGCGAGCGACTCTTTGAACGCGCCGGGCTCGACCCGATCGCCGAATGAATCGACGTTGCCGAACACGGCGACGACCGCCTCGAACGTGCCGTCGGCGTCGTCGCCGCTGATCGCCTTGACGTCGACCGCCTGAAACGCCTTGATCTCCATCAGGCGCCGGCCTCGGCCAGCTCGAGCGCCGCCTTGAAGTCGGGTGAGACTTGCCCCATCGCGCCCTCAAGACTAGAGAGTCGATCGGCGAGATCGACCGCACCCTGCTCATCAGCCAGCTCGTCGCCGATAAAGCCGACGTTGTTCGTCGGAATCATCGGCCGGTCGGCGTTCGGGTGATCGATCGGCGCCCGGTTCATGATCGCCCGCGCTTCGTTGAGCGTCAGCAGCCCGGATTGCACTTGCGTCTTGAGCGCGTTTGCCTCGGCGACCGGATCGCCGCGCAGCACGTCGCGCAGATCGAACTCGACCCATTGCCCATCGTGCTCGCCGTCGATCGCCTGCGCCTTGAGCTGCTCTTCGACCAACACGAGCCACGGCGCGAGAACCGTCGTGAAGAGCATGCGATGCTGCTCATTGATATTCGAATAGGTCGCTTTGTCGAGAATCCCGATCATCGGCGGCGGCACGTCATAGACGGCGGCGACCTCTTCGCGGGTGAGCCGGCGCTGCTCGATCAGCTCGGCCTCTTGCGCGTTGAAGCTCAGCCCCTCCCACTCGACGCCGCCCGGCAAGAGCACCGGGTTTCCGGCCCGCTCGGGACCGGCGAGATTCGCCGCAATGTCGCGCCGGATTTCGGCGCGCAACTCGGGATCGAGCACGATCCCCTGCGGCGTCTTGACGACCCCGGACGGCCGCACGCCGTTGCGCAGAAAAGATCGCTGATGGCGCTGCGCCGCATCCTCGATTTGCAGCGTCACGCCGAGCTGCTCGAGCGGCGAGATTCCGATCTCACCCTCTGGCGCGAGCCAAGCGATATGCACGACGTCGGCGGGTTGAAAGATTCGCGTTTTCTCGCCGGCCTTGCGATAAATCCAATGATCGTGCTGCGGGTTAGGCGCCTCGAGCGACGGCCACTCGAGCCGCTCGAACCCGGTCGTCGGCCCGCCAGTCTCGCTGCGCACTTTCGCCGTGACCGAATTGCCGTGCAAGAGCACCGGGAACGCGAGCCATTGCTTCAAATCGATCGGCGCCTTGCGCTGCGCCGGGTGCTCGAGCGCCTGCCAGAGCCGGCCCGACGTCACCCGTGCGCGCTCGCCCTGCGAATCCAGCTCGTACACCTTGAGCGGCAGCCGGGCGATCTGGCGCGCGAGCTTGTTCACGACGGCGGCGACCCACGGCTGCTCTTTGTAGAGCTGCTGATAGCTGACGGCGCCCGGCCAGTTTGCGAGCGGCACCGACGGCGTCGAGAGCCAAGTGTTGAACCCCTCGGGTGTGTGAATCCACGGCGGCCCGTCTTGCGCGACGATCTCGAGCCCGTCGCTCGTGATAACCGTGAGCGGGCTCATCGCGCCGGCGCCTCCGGCAGCACCCGCGTCTCGACGATGACGTTCGTCACGTCTTGAACAAAGCTCACGCGCTCGCGCAAGATCAGCAGCTCGCCGCCCATCTGCGCCGGCGGATCGTTGCCGCGCAGCAGCTCGGGCGCCCCGAGAACAAAGACGTCGGCGTGCTCGCCGATCAGCACGCCGCGAATCGAGCGCCCGTCGGTCGTGTGCACGACAAGCGTGTTCGCGATCCGGGTCCGTAGGTGACGCCGTCGAAAGATCAAAGCCGCTCGATTCGGAAGTCTGACGGATCGACCCGACCGATCAAATCGCCGATCATCTGCGAGACGGCCATCGCTAGCGCGATCACGCCGTCGATCGGCAACTGCTTTCGCCGGCGCTTCGCGAATTTCCAGCGATCGCCTACCCAATACGGCACCGCCGCCAAGACGTGCGCGTTCAGCTCGGGATCGTCCGGGTGCTCGAGCTTGCCCTCGCCGACCTTCGTCGTGACCCGCTCGGCGGCCAGCGCCATCGGGCGCGGGTCTTGCGAATAGCTCGAGACGGTGCACCCCTCGAGCAGCCCCTCGATCTCTTGCATGAGCTGCTCGCCGCCGCGCGACGGGTCGAACACGAACCGGCAGCCCGGATAGCGAGCGGCCATCGTCTGCGCGGCCTCGAAGAGCAGATCGAACGGCATCGCCGAGCCGTCGCGCGGCGGCGTCAGAATGATCGGCTCGCCGACGAGCACGACGCCGTCCTCTTCGAGCAGCGTCGGCACGAACGCGGTCGTGTCCCATTTCGTCGCGAGATCGACCCCGACGCTGACGCCGGGTGTGCCGGCGGCGATCGTCTGCCCGGGCCGAGCGCATGCGCGCCACTCGCGATCGCTGATCGCCGACTCTTCGCCGGCCATCCACACGCCGCACGCGAACCGCGCCCATTGCCACGGCATCATTGACGGATCGCGCAGCCGCTTTCGCAGCTCTTTTTGCGTCTGCCAGCTCGCCGGGTTGACCGTCTTGACGAGCCGCAGATCATCGCGATTATCTTCCGGGTTCAGCGCCCACTCGTGTAGCGAGAAATCACCGCTCGAGACGTAGCGATAGACGCCGTTTAGGTTCGCTTTCATGCTCGGCCAGTCGAAGCGTTCCATGCCCCGGATCGCATACGCCTTTCGCCGCAGCACGCCGAGCGCCGAATTCTCGTCGTCGCCGGCGGTCGCGATCGCGACGAGCTGCCCGTTTCGCGGGCCGAGCCCGTCTCTGATCACGCCGTAGACGTCGGGCGCCTTATGGCGATCGAGCGCATCGATCAGCCCGAGCGTCGGAATCACGCCGTCGAGCGTGTCGACGTCGCTCGCCCTGATCTCGATCTGCCCGCCGAGCTGCTCGTAAGTGATCACTCGCTTTGTGACCTCGAGCCGCGCCGAGAGCATCTTCGAGCGGCGGATCATCCCGCGAATTTGCTTGAGCATGATCGCGGCTTGATCGCGAGACGCGGCGGCGATGACGCACTCGGCGTCGGGTGTGGTCAGTAGGTGAAAGAGCGCGAGCGCGGCGAGTAGCGTCGTCTTGCCGTTTTTCTTCGAGATCAGAACCAGCGTCGAGCGCACGCCGGCGAAGAAATCGCGCAGCATGCGCCGCTCATAGGGCTCGATCTTGAGCGGCCCGCCCTCGTTAACCGTCAGAACGTCGCGGCAGAAATCCTCGAACGCCTCGGCCTCAGCCGTTACGGGTGGCTCTGCGCTCGGCGATCTCGTCGACCGACGAGAGCGGGTCGCGCGTTTCGCCGGGCGGGTTGCCGTCGTCGCCATTTCGCAGTATCTCCCACGCTAGTTTTTGCGCCGCGACGCTGCCGCGCCGGGCCGATTTTGACACTTGCTCGAGCAGCTCGGCCGCCGTCAGCGGCGCCGATGATTGCTCGACCGCTCGCAGCGCGTCGACGACGAGCGCGAACTCGGCGAAGTCAGCCTCGCCGGCGCGGCCCCGCTTGAGCCATCCCTTGACCGTCGCATGCCGAACGCCGATCTCGCCGGCGGCGATTTCGATCGAGCTGCCCCGGGCGATCGCTTCGTAGAACGCGACACGGTGCTCGAGAGTGAATTTGCTCGCCGCCACGGGCCGATCTTACGCGTCCCGCCCGCCGTCGATTTCAATTGTGCGCGCGCCGTCAGCCGGTGCCACTTCTCT